TGATGGTGAAGTCTAGTTTGCCTTGCTCGGTCAATGGCATTGTCGGGTTAAAGCTGGTAACAATTCCATTGAAGCTAATCGTTACCGTTCCACTCGAACCATCATCGGCTGTGACAATCCTGAACGATTGCAGGGAGTTCCCTTCAAAAACACCCAGAATACCCGTTGACCCATCGTGCGTTGAATCCACCGGAATCCAGTTAGCAGACACGCCAATCTCACCGCCATCGCGGAAGCCTGGAATAAATACCCGCCAACCATCCCCAGCCGTGCCGTCATTGTGCGACACATCAATGGCATCTTTACTCATGCTGGGGCCACTGATGTCAATAACTTCGGCTACTTTCGTGGTTCCAATTTGAAACTCAGAACCATAAGCCCACCATGCGTTACTCATGCCCTAATTCCTTTACTAAATAATCGAATACGTCATTCTGTTGATTTTTTGGATAGTGCTTGACAGCGTGCATAATCATTTGTTCTTCGCTATCCCGTTGAATTTTGCAGCGGTTACATACATAGACCGGAATTTTCCCAGCCCACAGCCGCACCGAGTAAGGCTTTTCGGCCTTAAGAGACTCGATCACCGCCTTTCCTTTGATAACCTCCGGCTTATCCCTGCCCGCCTCTGGCGTTTCTTCATCGGGAATTTGAGGAATATCATCAGTAATTTCCTTTAATTCCTCATTGTTAGGAGTTTCTTTTTGTTTTGCCATTACACCGTCCATTTGATAGTGACATCCATCCGAGAGCGCCAATGTCTTGAATTGGGCCGCCATTCTTCGGTAGGGGGCTGTTCTATTAATGCAAATGCGTTTGTTATGCTTCCCATTGCTCCGACATATCCGTTAAGATCCGCCTCAATCAACCCAGCTCCGGCAACACATGACGACAGATCGCTATCGTAAACATCAATCTGAATCAGGTCATCGTTTCCCCAACGCCCATCGTGTGAGTAGGCGGGGGAAGGCACAACCTTGCGGATGATTGCAAACGGGTAACTTGGCCCGTCAATGGCCTTGCCGACATAAATCCGAGTGCCAAATGCCGTTGAAATGCCGCTATCGGCCAGCAGGAATGTTCTGAGGTTCGATGTTATTTCTGCCATTTACTAGCCACCTTCAAGCCAAAAGTTCTAGCGATTGCATTCAAGGCGTCCGCCCTGTTTTGTCCGTGAGCCGAAGGGCGCACGAAGGGCTGAATCGGATAATTAGGCATATCCTTGCGCCCATACTCGATATTTGGGGCATATTCTGTTTCTGGGCCAATGTCATCCTCGAAATAAGTCCGGGTTGAAGTAACAATGTGATCTTTGATGCTTGTCCGTGTTGCGCCCGTATCTACTGGTACTTTTGTCTTTTGCGATTGCTGCACCACCGCCGATCCCGCATAGCCAATCTCAAGCAGGTCATCAGCCGTCAATACGGCATTCTTGGCCGCCTGTTTCAGCTTGCTATAATCCACGTCAAAGTCTGCTTTCATACTTGCACCTTTTTCAGAGCGCAAACATAACCAAAGGCGTCCCGATCCCGAATGTCAACGATCTCAAAAGTCTGCGCCGTGTAATCTTGGGCGTCATCATCGTCACGATTGAATCGGTGCGTCAGTGTAATCGTGTCACCCTTGCTAGGCTTGGTTCCCTTGAAGCGGATTTCGGCCTCAATCTGCTCAATGTCTGCATAGTTAGCCCAAATCTCCTTGCTGGGCTTATCAGTGAAGCTGCACGCCACAGAAGTCGCCGTTGTGGTATAGGTTGGCTGACCATAGGTGTCTAAGGTGTTTACAGTCTTATAGGTCACCGTTGCGGTGTCTGTAAAGAAGCCGTCAGCCGTGCGCCTCGCCAGGGATTCGACCAGACGTTTAGAGGGCAGTACCATCGTATACATCCTCGTCACTGTCTTGTGCGCTATCCGCCCGGTAAGGTTGGCTAATCACGCTGGAAATGCTAACACCCGTTGCCGATATACCAAACTCCTGTGCTTTGCGTTTCAATAAATCCTCATAGCCCTTACGGGCCTCGGCCATTGATACGCTCATCCAGTCCAGCTTGAAGTCAGGCTTGGCAAGTTGGCTGATGATGTAACGAATACAGGCAATCGAGGCCCCGCCCACGCTGCCCTGAGAGGTCAAGAGGGCGTTGATTGTCGCATCCTCTAAAAAGTAACCGTCCGAATCCGTGTCACCAATGTGAAACCGAACCAGCGCCAAGTCTGTTGATAAATCAGCGGAAAAAGTAAATGTCATGCTACTACCGCCTGTCTGAAATGCCGGTACTCAGGGTTAACAATCGAGGCCGCCTTGACTGGGTTGATCGGGAAGCCGTGCAGCTCTAAATACTCAAAAAAGGCCAGCGGATCTGATAAAACCTCGTTGTAATCCGCTCTAACCACGTCCACGGCATCTTTGCGCATGGATACGGCTTGTGCCACCTCGAACTGCATATTAGCCCGCTCAATCATCTTGTCAGACGGCTCTTTGCGCCCTGTGAATCGGCATAGGCTATCCAGAATGTCACCGGCTGGGCGGGTCATGTAAACCACCATCAAGCCCTCTGAGAGCCTTTCACCAATTTCAGCCCATTGCCAGTCATGGATTTTGACCGCTTCGCCGTCCAGATCGTCAGGAAACCGCTCTAACAAATGCTCATGTGTAATCTCAAATAGCCCGTTAGGGTTAGGGTCATAATCTTCGGTGATTCGCATCTTAACCCGAATATCCTTACCGACCTCATAGATAGCAGGAATACCGCCCTTTACTAAGGCGTGCATCATCATTGAAGTGCCAGTTCGGGCCATTCCAGATACAACGTAGATCATCAGACCTCGACGTATACGATGCAGCCGCCCGCTTTAGTGTCACCGCCGTCTGAAACAACCAGCTTTAGCAGACCATTGACAATTTGACGGGTATAAATTTCGTTTGTGCCGTCAAAGGTCACTGCCGTGCCGACATTATCCTGAGCTGGTGTTTGGGGGTAATACATTGCATCCGAGTTAGCATCGGTGAGGGTCAACAGGGTCACATCGGCTGCGTTATCGTTTCGGTCAACGGATAGAACCGCGTCCACGCCATCAGCAAAAGCCCCGTCAATCCATTCAACGGCATGTAAAAATCCCTCGACCCCGACAGTGGAAGTCACCGTTAGGTCACCGGAGCTATCGGTCGTGCCATAAAGTTTTATATGTTCAATCATTCATTGCCGCCTTTATCGTCCTCATAAAGACGATCTATCTTTTCTTGTTTACTGCCTGATACTTTCAGGCCGCGCTCCCGTAAGAGTTCGGTCAATTCGTCAAAGGTCATCGCGTCATATTTGCTAGGCCGTTCTTCAACTTTTTCAACCGATCCGGCTTTCTCTAAAAACTCAATGAAGGGAATGTCCGGCGGTACAATTTGGCCCTTGCGGTAATCCTTGCCCGTTGCCAGCGAATGCACGTTCTGAGTAAATCGGTACATAATTAATCTTTCAGTAGTTCGGTGATAACTTGGAGTGCGCCATTAGCTGCGTCAACGGTCTTTTGGGCCTGTTCGCGTTGTGAGATGGTAGATTGCATCATTTGGTATAGTTTCGATGTTGGCGTAGCATCCTCAACCCCATACAATGGGTGAGAGAACATGCCCTTTGAGCAGTTGGTGTGAACCGTGATGCCACGCCCAGCGGCAAATCCTACCCAGAAGGCAAAGTCTTTAGACTGTTTACTGTAGGTCCCAACGTTGGTATTTAATTCAACACCGTACACTTCAATAATGGAGTATCCTTGAAACACGCCCAGTGCCATTGCGTAGGCCAGTGAGCAGTTGAAGGGCTTGACACCCTTTCCCATATTGGTCGAATGTCCCAGCATAGCAAGCACGTCATAAAGTGGGTATTCAATCGCCGCTGGAACCAGCGGGTCCGCAATCGGCGCCATATAAATCGTGGTTTGTGTGCGTTGTAAGGCTTGCCAATATTCCGGTGTTCTGGGATGATTGCGGTAAACAGCAGGAGCGTGAACTTCAATGATCGCATCGCACCGCTTGAGCCAATCCGCCGTCAACCAATCCGAGAAAGACCAGATGTCGTAATCGGGATTGTCATAGGGGGCATTTTCTCTGGTCTGAGCCTCCGCCCCCACAATCGCTAATTTATCTCTCACGAGATGCCTTTCTACTATCCGAGAGTCGCCGTTGAAACAACAGGAATCCAGGAGCTTCCATCAAATACGAGAATGGCATATTCAGCCTTTGCGTTGAACGTCAGCGTGGAATAGCCCTCAAGATTGTCCGGGGTAACCACGGCGTTGGTCGTCCAGGAGCCGTCATTATATTTCAGCAGCTTCACCTGACCAGCCGTGCCATCTGGTAGAGAAAAGGCAGTGGCAGCCGAACCATCTGACCCGTCTGGGCCAACAATGCTGAGAAGCACGGAAACTGACAGGCTGCCGTCAGAATTGATTTCCTCTGGCGTGCCGCCAAACATGAGACCGGTCACATAGCCCGTAACATCGCCAGTCAAATCACCTGTAAATCCGGCAGCGGAAATAACCGGGCCAGAAAAATTAGTATTTGCCATTAGTACCTCCTAAGTACCGTAAAAACGGATTCAGTCGATTGCTCGACATTTACTCGCCCTCTTTATTAGCGAGGGTTACTGTTGGGGAGGCTGTTACACCTCCCCATAATGGGTTAGTGTTTAGACCTCGTGGCCGTAAATCCAGCGTGCATCATCCCAGCCGAAGGAATAACGCATGTAACCGCGATATTTCAGAACCAGGTCGTACTTTGAAGCGGGGTGCATTTCAACTTCGGGACGAACACGCCAGTACCAAAGCAAGTGCATTGGTGCGAGCTGGCTATCCAGCATGAACCAGTTGTCCGAGTCGCTCAGATAGGGGTCAACGATGACCTTCAATGAGCGGCGATTCAAAGCGTTAGCGTCGTTGTCGGCCGAACCGGGTTTGCCGGAGGCATCCACGATTTCGTAAGCCTGACCCTCAAGGGCGGTCGGGACATAGATAGTGTCATAAATGACCGGGAACGGATTTCCCCGATCGTCATTCATGTCCTTACCGGCCTGGATGGTGGCCTTGACTGCGGCGTAGGAGAACGCGGTTGAACCTGCGTTACTAAAGGTCGTGCCAGTATCAACGCTGTTAACCGGGTGAGATGCGGAGCACAACGCAACGGCGTCGGCGCCAACATAGGAGCCGGAAAAGGCGTTATTCAGGACTGAGGTCATGTGAGTGGCAATGGTCATCCCGAACTGATAGCCCTTGTTCTGGGCCAAGCGTTTGATAGTGCCGGTGCGGTTGTCGTCCCACAGCTTACGTTCAATGGCGAGGCCACTGGCGTATTCTTTGTGGGTGAAGGTCGTTTCATAAAGCGGGCTAAAGCTATCGTATTCAATAGCGCCCGGTGCGCCCTCTGCGGAGGAGCTGTTATATTCTGGGACTAAATCAAGCGATCCAAGACCCTGTGAGTATTCGGCTGCGTGCTGTGAAGATTCGATGCCGAAAAATGAGGCCAGGGGGGATTGAATTGCGTTCATCCGCTGCGCCCACTCCTTGCGGATAATGGGGAGCGTATAGTTACCAAATTGATCAGAAATCATAGGTGTAGCCATGTGTTATCTCCTTATGCCTCAATCAGTGCGCCGGTGGTAACGACACAATCTACGGTGGTGCTGCCAGTACCGGTTGCCCGGTAAACAGACAAACAGCCATTGGAGGTATCAGCCACATCCAGGGAACCGTCAGCATTGGTGTCAATCGTTTTGCCGTTGAAACCAGCAAGGCTTGAGGCGTCTGCATCGGCGGTGCCGCGAATAATCATGCCGGGGGCAATCAATTCGACCTTGACCGGATCTGCTGCGGTTGCGTTTGAGATGGTTTCGGCACAAATGCCGATGATTTCTGCGGAGCTGGCACCGGCCTCGTCTACCTGGCCAGAACTGTTGACCAGCAAGGTGCCGACTTTGGCATCAAGTGAGGCCGTGGCCTCTAAAGTGACAATCTTGGGGACGCGATCCCCAAACAGGTCACCGACAAACTTCCATGTATAAGTAGGAGCTGCCATTTAATAATCCTTTGCTCATTCAGTGAGCGATTCTTTAGTTTTCCATTCTGCGTATTCTTCTTCTGAATAACCGAACGTTTTGGCGGTAGCCTTTTCTTCTGCGGTCAATTCAACGCCTGCCAAATTGCCACTTCCAGCACCGCGCTTGCCAGCCCCAATATCGGGGGCGGTTGGCTTGAGCAATTTCGCCTTATTGACTGATAACCAATCGAGCTTCTGTAATGTGGTCAGTTGTTCTGGTATCAGGCTCTGCATATCCTCTGGAATTTCATCAATCTGAGATTTCAGTAATTCTTGGAGCGACTTCTCCTGCTCTTCTGCAACAGAGGCTTTTGGCTTCAATGATTCGATTTCCTCTAATCGCTTTTGAGCAAGCTCGCGCCAATTCTCTTGTTCCTCGAGGCGCTTTTCCTCTGCTTCCTTAGACGATTTCTCCAAGGCTTCGAGGCGCTCCTCAAGGTCTTTGCGCTTACCAATTTCCTGGTCTAGGCGTGACTTGGGAACCATGTGTTCCTGGCTATCGGGTGTATTCGGCTCCGCAGCCGCTCCAGGTTGTTTCCCTTCAGGTTTCGGTTGTTCAAGTTCAGTCTTGTCTTCTGGCATTTCAATATCCTTTCGAGTTTTACATCCAACGGGATGAGAATAAGGTTAAAAAATAAACGCCGCTTTTGCGGCTAGAACTCGATTGAGTTTCCAGCTACAAAAACGGCGTGTTGGTACACTGCCTGTATTTAGTCCGCTAGGCGGACGTTGTTACCTTATAATGTTACCATAGTGTACAGGGTTTGTCAAGTGTTTTCGTGTAATATCACGGCATCCAACAACTTAATTACAGAGATAATATTGTTTTGCGGAAGCCCGTCTGAAAATTCTAAAAGCTCCTCAAGTCTGTCTCTTAAATATATTCGCTCATCCGTTGTTGCCTTGTCAATAAGTTGAAGAGTATCATTTACAAACACCTCGTAATAATCAGATTCAAATTTATTCTTATCATCTCCGCTATTCTCAGACATCACCTTCTCCCTCCGGGTCGCCATAAAAATCTTCTCTCAATATGTCTGGAATGTCTATGCCATATTCTGTAAATACAGCAACGATCTCTCTGACACTATAACCGCCCAGCTCCGGCTTTGCCAATAACGGCTCAAGCTCTCCATCGGATTCGTCAATTGGAATAAGCTGAATATGACCGTTTACAAAATAGTTTTGTCCGCAATTAGGGCACTTTACATAATACATAAATTCGCCATCATAATGAAACGAACATCCACACGTACAACGCAAATCGACACAAACGTCCGTGCCTTTCCATTGAATCCAACCGGATGGCCTTTCAAACTTATGCTGAATATCCCATGCCTGATCTTTATTCATCTCATTCCTTTCTACTCTTTGCACACCCTAAACTTATTATAAAACCCTTTTTCCTTCGCCCATTGCCTGATCTCTGAGGTCTTAGGCATATCCAAAAATTCCTCAATAGCGTCAACCTGCATCAGCAGGGCAACGCGCTCTTTCTTTTTCAATTCCCGCTCACGGTCTAACTTATCGGTCATTCCGCACGTTCCTCAGTAGCTTTTCGAGTGTGATCAGCCAGGTTGGGGACTCTTTCGATGAAAACGCCTCACAAGTGTCATTGTGTTTCACGCTGTGCCCGAAATTCACGCTCTGCAAGTTAGAGCACCAATTATCACCGATCTCATACGGATCGTAAAAATCGGGAGAGCGAAAGAATTGACAGGCGTTGCAATGATTAGGCATAACCGATTACGGCCTCAATCATTCCGCCATCATCGTGAATAAATGTTTTTACGCCAAGTGTTTTTGCATATTTGATAGCAGAATCGCGATCATCAAAATGGGCCATTTTATTTTCATCAACGCATCCAGCCCGCCGTACAACATAGCCGCCATTTGGAGACAGAACAACATGATAAACATTTTCACTCATTGTCATTTCTTACTCGCATCCCTAACCCACAAAAACGCTTTTTGTAAATTCGTTGCAACGCGTTCTTCGTGGTCAATTCCTTCTTCGCGCATCTCGTTCAAGAATACGTGCATCAGTTCGTGAACGATAACTTTTTCAATTTGATATTTATTTAAGGTTCTCAATTTGTGCATAGCAAGAGTAATAACGGTTTCTTGATAACGCCAATCCGTATCACAAATACCGGCTACATCTGGGCCAGAGGCGTCTTTTATAAACTCGTCAAATATCAAGTTCATACTTCCATAATTCAGCCCAAGCCATTGAGACCACCACGAAAACCGCTCGCGGGCATATTTTTTGATTTTTTTATCTTTCATTTGTCACCACTCCCATAATACCCCTGCGCATCACTGCCAATTGCCCTGAATAGGCTCTGTTCCACATACTGATGTCCGAACACGTCATCGGTATGGTCGCCCACAAAATCGGCCAACGGAACGCCGTCCTTGTAGGCTTTCAACTTTGCTGGGGATTTCAAGAAGCTGGCCTGCTGCGCCTGACGTTCCGGCGATAATCCGGCAAACCACTCACTCCCAGTCTGAAAAGGTACGAAATTGCGCTGACCAGGCTTGCTATCGGCTTGCATCGTGGCAGGTATTGAGCCGCCAACGGGAATCAGAATTGAGTCGCACCTACCACAGTAGTGATCATCTACCCGTTCACCAACCTCTAATTCTGTCCCGTGTAATTCAATACAGCTCAAACACGTCCGATCATCCAGCTTTGCCACCCTGATTTTCTTTTCAATGTACCGCCCATTTAGAACCTCCATTCTCAGGGAGGCTTCACGGTAGCTGGTCAATTGCAAGGTGCGGGTGATATTCTCAGCCGCCGACACGGGGATATTTTCGGCGTACTTGCGGGCCTCACGAGCGGTCCTGATCGGCGACCAGCCCTGTGACAGACCTTGCCGGATAGTCTTGCCGATTATATCAGAATAGCCCGTGCCCCAGCCCTCCATTCGTGCAATCCACGCGGGGGATTGAGTGTAATCCGTGGCAAAGTCCAGCGTGTCAGGCCAGACAAAGCCCATGCCCGTTGACGTGATCGCATCCTCATACCGCTTTTTGGAGGCCATTGGATTGATACCAGCCGCTATCAAGGCCACCGTCACCGCGCCAAACAGTTTGGCGGCAACAGTAACCGGCGCAATCTTTTGACCGGACGCCTCAATGTCAGAGGAATTGGCCGACACCAGCGATTGCGTTGCGACCATTTCGGCCTCGATAACCGATAACGCCTTGAGCAATACCGGATTGTCGGCCTTCATTGGCTCGCTGGCTTCCTGTAACCGTTGGGCTTCCGCTTCCAATTCACGCAAGGCGGCTTGAACCGCCGACCCTTGACCTTTGGCAAGCTGGGCGATCTGTTGCAACATCGGGCCAGCCGCACTTGCATAATTACGGTCAAGCGTTGCGTTGATGTATTCGCGGAGTGTAAAGAGGGAGGGCATTTATGCCTTTCTACACAATCGGCCCAGGCTCATTATTGGCGTTCATCAGGTCAGAGAACGACATTGCGCTCTGCAGCTGCGCCTTTTCACCTTCGGCCTTGATCTGGCTTGAGGACATCCCAATCAGGCCGCCAATTCGCTCCCGATACCATTCATCGGGCCATAGCCCAGGATTATCCCGCCGCAACTGCGACAAGGCGTTCATCTGGTTAGCCACGTTCACGATCTCAGGGGATTGCCAGTTGATTGAGATATTATCCAGCGACTTGGGTGGATCGGTAGGCTTCTGTAAGCCCAGGAATGACATTACCTTCGTGCTAAACCGGCTCATGAAGGAGCGATTGACCTCGAAGTTCCGTTGGATTTCCGCCGTCATCCGCAACAGCATCTCAATTGCGCCGCTATTCTCATTTTGGAAGCGGTACACCTTGCCAATCAAGCCGCTCTCAAGCTGTTTCAGCGCTTCGCCGGACAAGTTACCCTGCGCCGTGATGCCGTAAACTGGGGTACTGGAAACCTGACTGATTTCACGCTCCAGCTTGTCAAGCTGATTGGTATATTGGCTCATATCGGTTACGCCAAACTCGCCAACCTTCACCGATTTCAGGAACTCAATCTGTTCGGCGGTAAAATCGGTAATTGCATTCCCGTTGGCGTCTTTTAGCACGAAACTGATTGCACTCCCCGGAACGATCCCGTCCTTGTCAATTTCCATCCCAATCGAATAGTAAATCTTGAACGCCGACAACTTCGAGGCCATCATCATGTCGTAAAGCGTGCCGTTCACAATGTCCTGTAAGGGAATAACCGACCGGATTTCGCTTTCGCCGTAGGGGGTGTAGTTGTCGCGCTTATTGGCAAACTGCACCATCGGAATAAGCCCCAGCGACCATTGATAGCCATTACCCGATTCAACTATGGGTAAGCTCACACCTTCGGGCTGTTCAATTCTGACAGGTGCAACTTCACCGCCCCCGCTCTGACCAATCCAATAGGTAATTTGATCGGGCTGATAAACCACGATATTCACGGTCTGAGAATCACCCAAATCATCGGCATCGCTCGACACGTCAGCCGATTCCGCCGTAGAATAGAGCTTGCACGCCCAGTTCGGCAGCATCGTCATGGGGTCATAAATTGCCACCACGCCGGAGTAGCCATCATAAGCTGGTTCACTTGACCACAGGGCAGTTTGCGGGTCCACAATGACATAACTCTCACAGTCCCGAATTGCACCCCTAAACCATTCACCCTGCTTGCTCTCAAATCGGTTACGACCCAGCGTGTCAATAATCCAGTTATTCTCAGTTTCATCCTCGCTGGTAATCTCTGACACTTGCGTCCGCCCGGCCATCATGTCAATCACGATCCCACAATAATTGGAAGATGCCTCGTTTAGATCGCTATCATCAGATTGGATATTCAAAAGTAATCGCTGCTGCTTAGTCAAATTCTGGTCGTGATCGCCCCGTTCATAGCGGCGGTATTTTTCAACCCTTGCGCCACGCTGCTTGATAGCGCTCAGGAAATCGGAGCCGCCATCCACCTGTTGATACAGGGCCGGGTCAGTCTTTAGAAGAGCGTTTACAATAAGATTCTCGTTCATTCATTACCTCGATTAATTAGAAACCTGGCCTTTCGTTTTGTCGCTTACCGTCTCTTAGATAATTACTTACGCTAGCTTTTGGATTGATGGAGGTTTTTTGTCTGCCAATATCGTCAATATATGCCACCGCATATCTCATTTCATCAAGCCCATGATCTCGTTCTTTCACGGGCGTATCCTGCTTCTTATCAGACCAGACATAGCCTGGTATTTCCTCGATAGTGCAAAGTGGCTCTTTTTCTGCCTCCAATAGCAGGTCAGTTTCAACCAATGCCCCACGACACAAGAAAAGCCTGTCATCTGCAAATCGCTGCTCTACCGCCTCGATGCCGTCCTTCACCGACTTGTAGGCTGGAATAGTGACGATTCCAAGCTCACGCTCAAGCGTCGCCCGATCCTCAGCATCATGGTCTGTGATCCACGCTTCAACCGGGAAGCCCTTTACCATCTTGCGGATTGCCGGGGCATGTTCGGCTACCGTCCGTTTTGAATGGTAGACTTGCCGAATTTGGAACATCCGACCATCGCCATCCACATACCACAGCGAGGCACTAAAGGGATGGGTGTACCCGAAGTCAATCGAAACGATGAAACGCTTAGTCTTATCAATGTTGACATCGTACAAATCCTTGAGGTGCCTTGACGAATCGTAGGACTTGTAAATCACGCCTTCGGCCCGCACCCACAGTCCATATCTATATTTCTGCTTTCGGATTCCCGTCAGGTTATCCAGGGCATCAATATAAATCTGCGGCAACGAGGGATTGTCCGTTGGAATGCTAAAGTACCGCCTACCTTGTCCGTCCTCGATTAGCAACTTGTTTATCCAGTGATCCGGCGTGTCTGGGTTAGTCGTGTAAATCAACTGCTGCCAGGGGGCCACCGTGCCGCGCAATCGAGTAACTACCGTTTCATGATCAGTCAGCGACAGAGCGTTGGCTTCCTCAATCCAAATGAAATCCGGATCACCGTTCTTGCCCCTGATAGATTTTAGTGCCTCAAGCTGAGTGTCATCTTTCATCCCTACCACGTATATAACAGACCCATTATTGTACTCAAATATTTGGTCTGTCTTTTTATATTCGCCCCAATCCGTGCCGGCCATGACTGTATAACGCAACAATGGTACTACTGACTTTGAGGCACTGGCCCGATCTTTACGTCCAACAACGGCCGTAGCTCCAGGATATTTCAGGCAATAGCCGTGAACCTTCTCGCCTGCCAGCCTTGACTTACCGGAACCAGAGCCACCGTCCAGCAGCAGAATAGGCGACTTGTCTCTCCAGGGGGCAATCTGCCAATCGTAAGGGCGAAACCTGCTCATTCACTCTCGCCGTCCTCATCCCAATCATCCGGGGAAACCGTCTCATACAACTTGTGCGTAACCTCTCCGCTATGCTCCGTCTTTTGGTCAATCTTCTGCGTGGGCCTGCCAAGCGTGCGATCCAGCACCTCGACAGCGGCCCGAAATTGCTCAGAATATTTATGCTTTTTCAATCCGTCAATCACAACTTGCACAGCGTCCGGTAAGGCTTCGCGCAATTTCAACTCGACCTCAACATGACGGTCAAGGCGAAGAGCGGCGGCAAGTTGCTCCAATTCGTCTCTGCGCTCTTTCCAGCCGTACAGCGTAGATTGGGAAAGTCCTATCTTTTCACACGCCTCTTTGACAGACGCGGAACTCGACCGAGCCATAACATAGTCAAGCTCAGTCGGATCAAGCCCTTGCAATTGCTCTATCAAATTCTCCAAATTATCACCAAAAGTCTACGGTTTTATTCCGAGATTCTACGATTAATCGCGAAAACATTACGAATTGAATTCGTTTTTATCTTCCTGATTCAATTCAAACCACTTCATAACAATAAGAGATAGTGCCATTTCTAGACGATCCGACACATCTTGTTCTGTCATTTTAGAATTGTCCAAGTCGTCTTGAGAAATATCCACATTTACCTCTATAATATCTTTCATCCTTCCCTCTCCATTTCTTCCCAATCATCAAGATCGTAACAAATCACCTTCATCAACCGGTGTTCCGCCTGCGCCTTCGCGAACACACTCAGCAGGTCATTGGCGTATTCACCAGCACCAAACTCAAAGCGAGGCGATCCGTCAGCCATTGTCTTTACCCGCACTATCTCCGCGTCGAATATTGCCAGGGGGTCAGGCATCATACCTCAAAAAAGCACGCTCCCAATCTTGTAATATGGCTCCACAATCAACACACTTCCATTCAACGGCAGTAGACCTATAAACTTTCACCAATTTTTCATGCACACATTCTGACATTGGTTTCTCATAAGAGAACGGCCAATAATCCGTATATCCATTTAATTTTTGATCCATATAAGAACCTGGAATAACGGCCGTTCCCTTGTCCAGCAACTCCGTGTAAATTCTATTCACTCTTCCCTCGCTTCCAAATAGTCCCGACAATCCTGCTCATCCCAGGCATCGCCCTCGTCTGCTGCGATACAGAGCAAGGCACCGATAATCACGACTGCGCCAAAGATAGCGCCGTAGATAATAAGCCAGAGGATGGGGGTCATTTATTGTCCATATCCTTGAAATAATATGACACAGCCCAACGCTTCAATGGATCGGCAATTTTCTCTTCAATAAATTCACCAAGTCGCAAAGCCGCATGTGCTATAAAATCTTCGAACCTTCCTATCCAATATTTCACCCACGCCTCTATACATCCACTGTCCTAATCATCGTCCGGCTCCACGTCCACAGTACCGGCGCATCCGTTCTTGGTTCGATAAGGTAATAAAGTGTCATAATAATTCCCTTTAGGTGGGGCGTTTCCTATTAGGCCAGGAGTTAGCCCCGCCCCACCTTTAGGAGGAGAAAAGGAGTAGAATAATATCAATGCAATTCTGGGTGAGCATCCCAAAGCATCTGTAACTTTTCAGCATCGGAAGGCTCTACCACTACAGGAGGCTCATAGATCGCAGTATAGGCCGCCGAAATCCAACCGGCCTCAATGTGCAGCCACCCACTTTGCTCTTTGTAAACGTTTACAATATCGCCGTCATAAAGCGTTTCTACGATGTCGTAACTCACGCCTGGCCCAGAGCGGACATTCAGCGCAATGCAATTTACAATTTCAGCCTGATATAACGGCTCTGGCGGGTCAATCACGGGAGGCAAGTCCTCACCAATCCAGTCCGCAAAATCCGATTCATCGCCGTAGAAATGGTTAGAATCAATGCTCCCAGGGTAGCCGTCATAACTACCGTTGGATGTGTACTGCCATAACCACCACGAATCCCAGCCGCCAGTAGCGGGAAGATAAGGGGTCGTTGCGCCGTAGTGAGCAACCCACAGCTTACGGGACTTGTAAGCGTCCGTTTTCATAATTTCATCCCAATAATAGCGGGATGTATAAATACCAACCTCAAAGCCAATCCTGGCCTCAACCTGGTCAATGTAATCTGACACTTGCGTTTTCGTCAGCGGCGTTGCTCCGGCCTCGTTTTCAACATCGGCCCAGATTCCAAGCTGTAAATCCTCGACCACCATTCCAAAGCCATTGCCAAGATCAACAACAGTTTCTAGTTCTTTAAGCTGTTCAGACAACGCGAGAACCTGATCTAAAACAGAGTTATATTGCGTAATGAATTGATAAGCTCCCAACGGGACGCCGCGCAAAGCCAATTCGCGGGCGTGGGTTAGAAACGCCGTGTCCTTATACTTGCCATAGCAAGCCCTGAGAATAACGCCGTCAACCTCAGAGGCCAGTTTATCGTAATCAATTTGTGATGGGCTTTGCCACTTGGAAACGTCAATAACTCTAATCATCCCTACCATCCTCCAGCTCTTCAATTTCCTGCAATCTGCTCTCGTGGTCAATCGTGGCATTCTCGACAACGACGCAACGATCCTCAAGGTCAACCAGCCGCGCTTCAATATCGCGTAACTTCTGGATTAAATTCATAAGATCACTTGGCGCAGCCATTATTACTATCTAGCTTAGATTCAAGCTCTTGAATACGTTTTAGCAACTCAGAAATCCGTTTCCCTTGTCGGCGGTTGGTTTCGATCTGCCTTTTGCGATCATCCTCAAGCTCTTCAATTTTTGCTTTTAGCGACTTGTTTTCCGCTTCGAGTGCTTCGATGGTCATATCCCTGCTCTCAAGCTCCTGTTCCAAACAATCAAGCCGCTTTGTCAAGGTATCGAGCCTCAATGCCATTGAATTGACCAAACTAGTAGCCGCCTCAATAGCCGTCTTATCGGCCTCAGCATCATTCTTACGCTTACCAAAAAAACCATTAACCAGCGCCGTTGTTGCTCCACTTGCCAATACTGCGACGATTATCGTTGTCCAATCCATAGAATTCAATGATGAAGCCCCCAGGGTAGGGGGCTATCTATTATTTATCTGATACGTCGTGAATTAAGTTTGCTCCACGGCCAGCCACAATCGCAGTTATGACCTGCCCAACAATCGGGCTAGGAAATACATTCGCAAACAAATTTACACCGGAGAGGGCCACAAACAATCCAGCAACAGCCCAAGCAATATACATGATTGGGAATTTGTCCCATTCAAATTTGTCAAACAGGGGAGTAACCAGGGCGGCAACAATCGCGTTTGCCAGCCCCATCAAACCAATAACGATTGCTAATATTTCAGCTTCAAAGACCATACACCCTCCAAACTTATAGAATCATTCACTTTATAGTATAACCGATTGTATAGTGTTTGTCAAATGATTTTGGGCTAAATTTCAATCACCTATTACCCTATTCCACATATCCATCATAAACCTCAATTATCCATTCTTCATAAATTTCAGAAATTATGACAGAGTGTTTTATGCTCCTTATTAACTTCAATAGCTCATCGGGCGTTGATATTTCAAATTCATCATTATCATAATACTTTTTACCACTTACGCTAAATATCTTAAAGGTCGCCAATCCTCACCTCTTTCGACAGAATGTTTTCTTGTTTACGATCACGGGTTAGCATCAAAAATTTTGGCGGTGTGGGGCATCTAAGCCTAATTAAAAATCCACTCGGTTTTACCGTCATACGCTTCGCGTGTCATTTGTTCGAGTTGCTTGTTTTGAGCATCCCAATCCGCATACCAATCCGCAGACCAAGCCGCAGACCAAGCCGCAGACCAATCCGCAGACCAAGCCGCAGACCAAGCCGCATCCCTAGCCGCAGACCAAGCCGCAGACCTAGCCGCATCCCGCAA